TTGGCGGCAGTTTGGGCATCATCAAAAGGGGCTTCTACAAGGCTAACAAAGTTACCAGAAGTATAGTTTGTCTGTGTAACTCGTAAGCCTTCACCATCTGTTGTACCTGTAAACGTGCCACCAAGTTTATTTGTTGTTCGTATTTCAATGGGAGTTTCTGGCACGGTTGTGCCAACGCCGATTTTGTCATCAACTGTAAGAGATTGTGACTCCGCAACGTCCACTGCGTTTGTGGCTTTTTTACCTACATAAGGCATCAGGTAATCTCCATAATGCTCAGTGTCGCGTCAATCTTTGCCGCCGTATCTGCGTCGATTTTCAAAACGTCGGTAGCCTGCAAGACAACTTTGCCACCGGACAAAACCTCAAGAGAAGAGCCCGTAGGTATCGGTACATTTTCTAGCAGTTTTACTGTTTCATTTGTTTCCGTGTCGCTCGTATCTGACACTAGCTGTACGTCTACCGTGTGTTGCGCGGTGCCTACGTTGCAAAGAATCAAACCTAGAATTACCGTCGTTGTAGAGCCGGGACAGGTGTAAATAGTAAGCGGAGTACCCGCGGATGCGGGCATTGCTGCATTTGTTTTCAATTTAAAGGTATTAGCCATGTTTTATCCTAACGCAATTGCCAAAGCGGTTGCCGTGCCCGCCTGATCGACATCTAAATTTGTCCTCGCTGCGGCAGCATTAGAAGCTCCCGTGCCACCGTCCGCCACTGCCAAATCAGTGATACCTATAACGGAGCCCCCTGTAATTTTTGCATTCGACATCGAAAGATTGTCGCTTATGCTTACAACAGCCGCACCGGAGCCCGCGCCATCGCAGTATAGTATTTGTGTTTGACCGTTGGTGATTGTCACGTTAGCGCCTGACCCTTGCGTGACCGCAATATCTCTGCTTCCCGATAAAGCGTTTTGAAAAAGAAAGAAGCACGCCGCGGTGTTTGGGGCTACCGTAAGAGTTACTGCGCCTCCAATATCACCAGCATCGGCAAATTTTATGGCACGAAACATGCCGTCTTCGGCATTACTAGAGCCGCTGCTTGGAGATGCGGGCCGTACTGTAAGTGTGGAACTTGTGTTAGATAAAGTGACCGATTTGTAGCCAGCTAAACGATCAAAAATATCAAAATTATGGTTGGTAGTAGTGCCCCAAGTTCCGCTTTGCTCACCTGTTCCCGGTTTTTCAATGGCAAAATTTGTTGTAAATGTGCTTGCCATGTTTTTCTCCTACGCTGCTATATCGCCCCATGACGGACTTTGAGAGGGAGAAACCGCAGACCAACTAGGCGACTGCGAGGGACTTACTCCCGACCAATTTGGCGTTTGACTTGGTGTAATTTGACTCCAAACCTCTACTGACCCCAAAGCAGCCGTGGCACTTACTCCTGTGACACTTACGACACTATCTGCTGCTGCGACAACAGTACCAGCATTTCCGGTGGCTTGCAAACCAGTCTCCGGAACGACAGCGCCACCCGCAATCGTTACAGAACCCTGTCCAGAGGTCGAAGAAACACCCGTTACAGCAACACTGGCACCAGCGGCAACGGCTTCATCTCCAAGAGTGCCAGTCGCTAAATTACCTGTAACTGCGGTAGTTGCCCCAGCAACAACTATTTCACTGCCTAGTGCTGTTGTTCCAGCAATTCCCGTCACAGCTACCGTCGCAGCGGCAATAATTGTTTCATTGCCAAGTGCGGTGGTGCCCACATTACCTGACGGAGCAACAAGGGCTTTTGCTATTACTGTTTCGTTACCAAGAGTGCCAGTACCAGCAACACCTGACACAGATATAATAACTGCGCCTTGAGCGCTGACGTTGCCTAATGTGCCTGTGCCCGCATTACCCGTTGCCTCAACAGGTAATGCGGTGCCCCAAGCACCTTGGTTCCAAGAACCTCTCGCCCATCCAGCAATACTAGACATGACGAGCGCGTCCTTATGCTATGCGAATGATGGCGTTGGAGGCGTCAGCAGTAGGGAATTGAATGGTAAAGTCCCCGTTTGTAGATGTTTTGTCTCCACCAAAGGCCAACACACAAACTGCGTCGGTAGTGCTACTACCGCCTGCCGTGGTTGTATTGTAGATAATTGCACCATTGGCCGTAATTGTTGCACTCGAAAATGTTAGATCTGCAAAATCTGTCAAAGCCGTAGTGCCGCTGGTAGAAGGTGTCACATTTGTAAGCGTGCCGCCGCCCGCAGAATAATTTGTGCCTGAAACCTCATTGGAGGTGCTGTAGTCTGTCGTTGCTGCACCCAGAGAGGCAGAACTGGTAAAAAGAGCTAATTTAAAAGTGTGTTGCCCATTTGTAAAATTGTGCTTACCTTCGAGCAACTCTTTTTTAAAAGATGTGCACATTGCTTGTGTTATAGCCATTTTAAAGCCTCCTAATCATCTCTGCCAATTCTGGATGACCTGAATTAATAAGAGCATTATACACAGAAGTTCGGTCACTGCGAATAGCTTCTCGCATGTAAAACGCAATAATTTTTTCTATATGCATCTTAAACGCAACGGCTTGGTCCCTAATGGCGGGCGGGCTATCCTCTGAAATAGACATAATTTTTTGAGTACAACGGTTTGCCACTTCATCAGGCGTAAAGCCTCGATTTTGTGTTGTAGCTACATTTACAATCGGAGAGTCGTCAATTTTCAGGTCTAAACTAAACATCAAAGTTTCTCGCGCCTTACAAGCCCAGTTCTATATGCGTCTGTGTCCTCTATGGCTTCGCCATAGTTTTTCAATCGCCCAATAGATTCTGCAAATTGGACTGTGTAATTTTGCATCACATCAGCCTCGCCCTTCATGTAGGTATAGGCTTCCAATAATGAACCATACAGCATGGCTAAAGGAGCGTTTGTCGCAAGCCAAGTGGTTCCACTGTCTGAGCCAGCAGTCAAACTGGCGGGGCGATAGTAGTAATGTAATTCTGCTGTAAAACCACTATTCGGGGTCGGGGCTAACATAAAGTTTTCAACATCAAAAAATGCATAGTATCTTGGAGTTCCAGTGCTACTTGGATTTGGATACGCTGTTTGCAAGAAATTAACATCTTTGTAATCAAGAAAAATGTTTTCACTACTTGAAATAATGGAAAGACTGTAGGGCGCAAGAAAATCAGACGGGCAGTTCAAAAACTTGTTGCTCGAAGTAACTGTACCTGTTTGATTTCTACGAAATAAATTAAGCTGAACGCTTTTAAAAATGCGTTCTTCCGCACCTTTAATAAAAGTAGGCAACTGATTCACAAAGGTAGTTTCTTGGTTTTCTGTGTAATCTTTGATTGCTGTTTTTAAAGTGGCGTATGTAAAGCTCATATCATCACACTATCGTTATATTTCCAACCATACTACTGTGGTTGGTGCATTGATAAACTAAGGACGTATCACTGGGCTCATGCGGTACGATAAATTGAGTAAGCCCAGTAGATGAATTATAGTTTTCAGTAACCCCTGTGGTAAAAGCAGAACCGCCATTAGATGTCCTGATCTGCAAGGGATGACTTCCTACGTTTGCCGTATTATCTATCAAGTAAGTATGGCCTTTGTAGAATGTAAAATTTGGATTATCCCCAGAGGTTGCTCCCGGTCCAGTAAAAGTAAATGCGCTAGAACCATTTACCCCCGCTGTATATTTGGTAACAGGTCCAGTTGTTTCATCATTTAACCTTATCCAAACCCCGCCGTGAGCAAAATACAGCCCCCCAGTTGCATGGACATGTGCAACGGCACCGTGGTAAGTAGAAGCGCTTGGCAAATCGCTAAGTGCTGAATAATAAAACACAATTTTATTGGCACCGGAACTAACATTAAGTAAGCCGTTAGAGTCTATGATATCTGTAAGTACACTAGAGCTATTACCTAACGCTGCATAAATTTCGTTAAAATTATCATTTATCTTATCGGCACCAGCACGCAGAGTATCCCCAGTGCCGTCATTTGCGCTTGATCCTATTCCTACTGATTGTTTTGCCATTTAACCCTCGTCAAAAGTCTTGTTTGTTGCGTCAAGAGTAACACTAGTAAGGTCAAAGGTCGATGCTCCACTCGTAACACTTACTGTAACAGAACCAAGTCCACTGGTGCCTGAAACTCCCGTTACGTCGGCAGTTATGGGAGAAGCGGGCCCAGCGTCACCACCAATAGTGACCGTTCCAACGACGGCCAAACCGCGGGTCGCAATACCCCTATTCGGAAAACCTCCCGCACCTACAGAAACCTCAGTAGGCTCCTTACGATCTGGCCTTGCATCTTGGAGAGATTCAGGGTCAAAAATTTTTGGGAACGGTTTTAATTGAGGGTGTTTTGCTTCAAATTCATCTTTGCCTACCAGAGAGCCATTCCACTCCCGTCGCATGTCTTGGTAGCGGTATCGCATACCTGATCGGTCAGATATGGCAAAGGCATTTTTACCGTTCGCAAATTTAGGCATATCATATCCTAAAATATTGAATTTGAGGCACTACATTGAAAGATGCTCTATCTCTGTCTTCCGCCATCGCACGCTCAAACTCTTCCTCATACACAGCTTTTAATACTTGTAAGCGATTAGGCGCACGTTTCATTGCAATGTAATACGCAAGGCCCGCAGCTAAACACGGGTAAAACCTAAAAGGCATATCCAGCGTATTTGTATAAGTATCAGCATCGTCCATACGAACAAGCGCATCATAATATAAAACATCTGTGCTGTTGTCCGGAGTCGGCCATAGTTTCAAATTAGGAGTTGTTTGACGGTCCAAAAAGAACTGATTAGGACGGCCCGTCGTTCCTTTTGTCGGTATGTTCAGATAAGTGTCTCTGCTTATGCGTGACATGGTAAAATCCGTGCTACTGCGGCGAACCACCACGGATAACACATCAATTACATCGGTGCCCAAAGTGTAGGCGCTTGTGCCAGAAGTTACTGCTTGTGTTTTTTGTTTTATAGTCCATTGGTTTAGGCCACGATTAGCCCACTCCGCCAGCATGAGATTTAAAGACCTTTTGGCTGATTTAAGGTCATAGCCCGTTCGGACTTCTAAACCACAACGCTCAAATGCTTCTTCAACATAATCGGCAACGTCTAGTTCAAAATCTCTGCTGTCAGAGGTAGCCATTACTTGTCCCCATCGTCCGCGTATAGATTATTAAAAATCTGATTTACATCCAGAGTGTAGTCTAAATCAGATTTAGAGTAATGTATATGTTGAGAAGGACGAAAGTCCGGCGCTCCCTCTCCTGTTTCGTACCAAGCGGGGTGTGTGACCCTGACACGATTATTTGGTAGCGCAACTATGTTTCCGGTCCATTCTCCAGCGTCCAGCAACTCCAAAACATGGCTTTGTTTGTGTTGCGCCGGATCATCCGCTATTTCGCTGTCTGTGTAATCAACGGTAAAATAGTATTTGGCAGGATAAAAATTACCGTCAATTTTCGCTAACCACGGACAAGGCTGGGCCCTGTCAATCGAGTAAACGGCGTGAGTTCGGCTCATACAATCCCAAGGCTGTGCATGATGCACGGCCATTGGTTGCGGCCAGTCCTCCATTTGAGTGTCACCAACCAATGCAGTTATGGGCATTCTGGCCCACATTGCACCTCCGTGCACATTAGGTTCATCAGTGGTATCCGACTCGTATCCCGTAAAAATTACCTGAAAACTCAGGCATCTCATCGGCATCGTTGTGACGGCCACTGCCATCGCGTGCAAAAACTCCCCATGATAACGGTCATGATTGCACGTATATTCTCGGCGTACCCAGCATTTAAAATACTGCGGTAGGCTGCTCTGTAAAAAAGGCATTACTTCGTAACTTTACCGCCACGTTTCATTTTTTTCACGGC